GGTTCATCTGACCTGGAGTTCCTGGTGCAGCATCACGCATCAAGTCATAGAACTCAGCGATGATGTCATTGCTGTCCCACAACTCTTCGGGACGTTCGTTACGACGCATGTGCTTTGGCACTGCTTCGAACTTTGTCTTCTTGTACTTCTCGTTCAAACGCTTCTGACGATCTTCGATCTTTCCGACGGCGCCTGGTGTTGCCTCGACCTCTTCGCTGATGCGGAGGCGGCGGGGTTTGGGATCTTCTTGCTCTTCTTCAAAAGGCCAACTCATTTCAACTTTCCCTTCGGACGTAGTCCCTAAAGATAAAGTACGTAGTACTTTATCTTTCTTTAAGCTAAGCGACTTAGTACTAGTATTAGTATTAGCTACTGCACTACTGTCAGTGTATAGACTGCCTGAAAACCCGTCGTCGGTCAAACCGTCGTCGGTGATTCTAACGAATGGCATATTCAAAGCATCTTCAGCAAATTTCCAATGTGTTCGGAACTGACCTTTAACGCGATGCTTTTCCATTTTGATATATCCAGCAAGCTTTAACTCATTCATTGCAGAACGAATTGCGTCACGCCCTTCGCTAACATCTGGACGATCCGCTGCTTCTTCCGCAGAAATAACTCTGCCGATCTCTAAATAGAAATAAAAAAATCCGACAGCACGTTTTGACAGCCTCGGATCTGTTGCGGGTGATTTCATAGTCCCTCCTTCAGGAGGAGACTCTAGCGGGGTAAAACTCGATCAGGCAAATTGGTCTTGGCTGGGGCGGAAAGTTGCTCCACCAGGATAGACAAGACTAGGCCGCCAAAGGTCGCTGCAAGGCCGTAGACGGGCAAATAGGAGAGTTTAGTATCCAGGGTTAGGCAGAACCCTAAAGCGGCTACAAGGCCCAGCAAACCCCGCCATTTACCTAGCTGGATTATTAAACCTTCTACAGCCGTAAGAATGCAGGCAGTAGCCATAGATGCTATGAGTACTGTAGTCATGACACCTCCTATTGCCTGAAGACTACCCGATCTAGGTAGAATACTCTACCAGCTCCTAAAGAGTCCGGAGTCGCCTCTACAAATAGCTGGGCTGTAGCAGCGCCAGAGATTTCTGACTTAGGAGCGTAAACCGCAAAGTAAGCCCAACGGTCATAGTGAACTATACGGGCTGTATAACTTTTCTCAATAATCAAGACATCAGCCTCATCGTAGAATCGTGCTTTAATCTCGTACTCTCCATAAGCATCCTCGTTTTCAGGTTTGATAGCCGCAGAGATGTAGTAGCCAGCAAGGAAGTCGATAGGAAGCTTGTCTGTGTGAACCCCGAAAGCAGAAGCTGCTGTAGAGGTTATATGACCAAACGCAGCACCGTGAGTTGTGTACTCATCAAACAAAGATCCACGAGTTACTTCTCGTTCCAGAACCGATGCGTCTGTAATCCAACCAGCAATACCTTGTTCGAACGAAGGTGCTAACAAGATAGATGGGGTTAGCTCAGGATAATCTGGTGTTGAAAATCCTGGAAGAATTTCCCAGCTAGATCCGTAAGGCATAACCAAAGGAAGTGTCTCCGCTAAACGAGCAATCTTATTTAGGTAGTTTGTCCAGCGATAGCTTCTTCCAGAACTTGTAGCTGCATTTTCCCAAATGCAATCTGCAGCTACGATAAACTCATTGTTGATAGGATCGGTAGGAACAGTAGCTCCGCTTCCATCAAAGTATGTGCTGGGTTCAACACCGTCTTCTAGGAAAGCTCCGTCAACGTAAAGGATATCCCCTACTTCAGCGTCTTCAAGGTATAGCCATACCTTTGCTGATGGGTAACCAGCGTCAACGCTATAGGTCGGTGACACAGCCGCTACAGAAATTCTTTGTGCAGCGTTTGTTAAAGCCAAAGGATCTGAGTCAAGAGTGTAATCACCAACAGGGTAATACAACCCGTCATCGTCAGAAAGAATAGTTGTTTGTTCTTCTACAGATTGTAAAGAAGAAAACTCAAGTCTTGCAATAACGTTCTTAGTAGTGTTAGAGGTTACGTATGCACTGAATACATAGTTTTCTGCAGCGTCAACAGGAATCCAATCGCTTGCTACACCAGCAATACCAGGGCTTGTAACAGTAAACTTTCCAGCCTTTGTTCCTTTTATAACAGCGGCAGAAGGTGTGGTAGAGGTTGCAAAGGTTCCGTTTAATGCCAACCAAGTATTGGTGTTTGTTTCAAAAGATGGGTTAGGAAGATAGTTAGTCTTATCTCCCGCAACAGCAACAATTACTTTTCTCGCGTCTTCGTAGTACTGAGTATTTGCAGCTTCAGTAAACTCAAACATATCAAAAAGAATTCTTGTAGAAGTAGTCGCTGTAGTTCCTACAATCTCTATAGCCGCATACACCGCTGTTGCTGGAGAAGCGGCTCCGTTTGTAGATGGGGCATAGAACCACTGAAAGCTTTGAGTTAAAGTGACTGTTGATCCATAAGCTGTGCTAGAGATTAAAACACCGTCTCTGTCGTACCAATGAATCTTAGCTTTTACTGTACCGCCATTAGCAGTAGCGCCTACTCGTGACTGACCTCTAAACAAATAGGTAGTTAGAGGTTTTACAGGTATTCCGTACAGAATCTTGCTTGAAGAATCTGATGGAAGAAGAAGAGTATTTGATGCTGCAGCTGCTCCGCTTAAAGTCATGTATCCAAGCTGACGTGGTGCAAAGTATGGGTTAGGGTTTTTGTAAGAAACTGTTGGTGGGGTTACAGTGACTCCAAGATCAGCCAATGAGTTTGCATAGAGTCGCTGTGTAAGTGTTCCAGTAGTGGCACTCCATCGACCAATAGATTCTTCAAATGAGGAATCGTTATAGTCCAGCATCAAGTTCTTACCGGCAGTAACAGTAGTACCCCAGTGAGTCAAAGCCGTAGTGTAGGAAATAATTGCCTCTGTAGTTCCTTTTTTAGTATTTACCAGTTCGCTTACGCGATACACACCTCTGTGGTAAATGTCACCTAGAGTAGGTTCATAGCTAAAACCTCTGTCTTCAATCTTACTTTTAAGAAGCTGAACCGGTGTAAAAGAATACTCTGACGATTTCTCAAGTAGCTCAGCTCGTGCTCTTAACTCATCGTAAGCAAAAGCATATGCTGACAATACATTTGTTAAATCGTTTGTCTCTGGCTCACCAACGCTATCTCCGCTATTTAAAGATGCGTTCAACCAAGCCGAGGGAATCCACTTTTCCATTTTAATTAGCGTAGGAGTAAAGTCTTCTGACACAGATGTGGTTGTTGAGTTTCCGCAGTTAATCCAAAACGAACCATTAAACAACCAGAAAGAATAAGTTATCTGTGCTGTGGCATCTACGTCTAAATCGACGGCAGAGAGTCTGTATGAGCTGATAGTTCCGCTATCAATGATTGTTCCTTGATATGGGTTATCAGATGCACCTTGATAGTTTCTAACAACCATCCAGTGACTAGGTGCTGGATCATCTGGATCTGTTAATACAGATGTCCAATATAAAGATACAGTTCTGTAATTTAATGAAACAGCTCTGAGGCTTACGTTGTAATAGGCGCGGTTGTTCTCAATCTGGCCATACTTAAGTCCAGGTGTGCCGTATACCGCAAACGAATAACGTGCCATTAATTACATACCCGCTAGTAGGAAAGGATCAAATCTAATAGCTTCTGCGGTTTGGAGTGCCGAGTTAGCTGTAGTGTTAAGAGTATTGTACTCTGAGCTTCCGACATACAAAACGTTTGCTGAACCAACCTTAGGCAATCCAGCACCAGAAATAGCAAAAACCACCGCGTCTGCTGAGTTCTTAGCTTCGAACAGGTTGCTGGTAGTTGTGGCACTAGAGTTCTTTAAAGTAAGAGCTACGCTGTTGGAGACAGTCATGTTGTCTCCAGCTTTTCTTACGTATGGGGAGGTAGCTAGACCGTTTACAAGACCCGCTTCGATGTTGTTTATTCGCTGGTCTAGGGAATCCCACGTAGCTGTCAGAGAGAATGTTCCAGAGTAGTTTGAACTTAACAGACCGTTGTTAGCGTCAACGGTTCCATTGAGAGCAAGCTCAATAGCACGAACCTCATCCTGCAGAGCATTGATATGGTCTGCGACGATAGTGTCCTGTAGGTCTACCTTTGCCGTAAAGGGACGAACGGAGTTGGGAAAAAAGGCTGGCATCTTACTTCCTCTTCTAGGCGATTCCGCCGGTTACGTTGAATATCAAGTTGGCAGGCAACAGGTATCCGAGTTGATTTGGGCTTAGTGAGATTGTACCTACAGAGGAGGCATTAGTCGTATTGAACTTTGTTAGTTCAACAGAAGCTACACCCTCTACTTGAGCGATAGTCGAGATTACAGATGATACCGGGATTGATCTTCCAAAAGTACTGTTCTCATATGAGAATAATCCTCCAGTGTTTAGCAGAGCTTTTGAGATAGCTAGCTTTACAGCGGCCTGTCGATAGGCGGCTTCAACATTTAAGGACATAGTTAAATACAGTGGTGTGTAAGTTGGGTACTGGACAGTCACTGTAGTTCCTACAGGAATCTTATCTGCCAGGTACTTTGATACCTCACCAGACAAAACTGTCCAAGCACTGGTTGGTAAACCTGCTGCGATACCTGGAGTTGTAGATCCATCGTCCTGTGACTGAACGTACACAGTAATGTTGCTATACACACTTCCTACAGCTTTTGCTTTACCTACTTGAGATACCTGCAATGTTAGGTACTCATAGTCAGCTAGGGTTACAGCACGCTTTCGTGCAACGATAGCAGCTTTGATTTTTTTTCTTAGCTGAGTTGATGAATCTCCGTCAGCACCGCCAAATGAATCTGCTTCATTAGTAGCTGTTACAAGAGATATTACTTCAGGGTTTCCGTTTCCAGGAATAAATGTAATTTCTTGAACAGCGTTAGAAACAATGTTGCCTGCAATACCAACGCTTGTTTTGTAAAGTGCACTGACAAGCTGGTTGACTGGAGGAACATATCCGTTAACACCATCACCAAAAATGATTGAAGTAGTTCCGTCTGCGTTTAGTCTTGTGGTAAATACAAGATCGTTTGGTCCAGAGTTTACAAGGCTGTCTACATACTTCCATGGAGAGAACGCAACACCCTGTCCTACGTAAACGATAAGGCTGTTATCTACGATGCCAACATCAAATATTTGAAACTCTTGGTTTGCTGTTCCATCAGAGCTTCCTAAGCTAACAGGAAGAGGCTTGTATGTTGTAGGGCTAATTAAGTCTGGACGATCTGTGTTTGCAGTCTTTCCTTCTCGTGCAGCTACAGAGATAGCTTGTCCTGGCTGTAGTTGTACTACGGCCTGGGTTGTTTCAAAGTAAATCTCTGTGTAATCACCATAAGTCAATGGCGCCATAACCTGTGTACCAATAGGTAGGTCTACGTTTGCGTCACTGTTATTTGTAAAAGTAATTGATACTTGAGCTGGGGTAGGACCAGAAGGCTTGTACCCGTAGAGCTCAGCAAAACGTAGAAGAGTTTCTGTCTTGATTGCTGTATCAATAGATGTCTCATTAGCTACACGGTCTAGGTAGTAGGACATGATGTCGCCCATGTAAGCAAATGACTCAACCATGATGGAGCCTAGGTCAGACGGATCATTAGCCTCCCACTGATAGCCAGTGCGGGTATTGATCAAGTTTATGATGTCGGCTTTTAAGCCTTCATAGTCTCGTGAGGTATAGTCGATCTGCATTATGCTCCCGCTCTTTCTATCATTCCATTGGCCCCAAAGATTGCTGTGTTAACTGTTATAGAGGTTATTTTAGCGTCTGGAAGCTCAACAATCACCTTGATGTTGGCAAAACCTTGCTCGTCTAAGTTCTCTAGCTCTAGCTTGTCGATCCGAAGCTCAGGGAGCCAGGTCGATACCGCATCTGTAATGGCAGTTCTGGCTGCCAAAAAGAAGTCTTCTTCATTCTCAAACAAGGCTCTAGCAATGTCTGTTCCGTACTCAGGGAGCATAGGGCGCTGACCAACCTGGGTTGATAGAAGAGTTAGAAGCCGATCCAAGTAAATCTTAGATTCAGTAGTTATAGATTCGACTTTACCAAAAGGGTTTAGGGTAAAGGGGAAGTTAACGGCTCTCATTATTGGACTCC